CTGGCCGCAGAACTCGGCGTGCCCGCCGAGGTGCTCTGGTACGGCGCGCTGCCCGACGTCTTGCGGTCGGATCGAGACGTACCGCTGCGGCGAATCGTGAAGGCGTTCGTGGCGTTTCGACGCGCCCTTGGAGACCGACCGTGACTGACACTGACTATGCCTCGTCAGGTATCAGCTTCGGTGCCGCCCTCGCCATCGCGATCTCGTGGAGCGTCCACCACAGCATTCTCTGGGCCATCCTGCATGGGCTGTTCGGCTGGCTCTACGTGATCTACTACGCTTGCACAAGGGAACCTTATGGGTAACGACATCTCCGACGCTCAAACCTACTGCTGCGACCGGCCCGAGTGCCAGGTGCCGGTTGTCCTGTCGGCACTCGTCACCGTCGGCAAGGAGCATTGGTGCCGCCCGTGCTGGCGACGTCTGCATCCGCCGATCAAAGACCCGGTCAAGGTGCTCAGCGCCCTCTACGACTTCGCGTTCGGCGCGCCCGAGGACGCCTTCACCATGCCCATCGAACAGGTCGACGCCGAACTGCGAGACGCGGGCATCGACCCCGACGAGGTGACACGCCGCGTCGCCGACCGGCTGGTTGGCAATGACTGACCTAATCGGATCATCGTTTGGCGCTGCCACGAGCAGCAACCCGACGTGCCACGCGTGCGGTGGATCAGGGCTCGTTCAATGGCGGGTGTACGGCGTGTACTACGAGTGGCGACTCTGCGGTTGGTGCAACGGTCGCGGGGTTCGAGAGACGTTCAGCAGCGAGGCCGACGAACGCGCCAGAGATGGCCTCACGTTCGAGTATCGGGAACTGGACCGGAGATCACCGAAATAGCCTCGGCGACGGTCGCGTCGTCCCAAGGCCACTTGACCCTATCGGAATTCGTGATACTGTCACGCCGTGATCTCAGGTGTCGCGATAGCTGCGGAGCGGACGTGCCGCCGGTGTGGCGCGGTGCGGAGGTGCGGGTGATGGCGAAGCGTGCGCCGAAGGCGCCGCCAGAGCCGCCGAAGCACGCGGGCGGGCGGCCGTCTGAGATGACACCGACAGTCGTCGAGAAGATGCTTGAGGGCATAGCTCTCGGCATGGCTCTTGTCGACGTCGCGGCATTCGCGGGTAAGCACCGGAATTCAATCCACAACTGGATCAGTGCCGCAGAAAAGGCCGTTGCGGACGGATCGGCGACCGAGGACCAGGTCGAGTTTTTGGGCAATGTAAACAAGGCCCAGCACGACGGACAGCTTTGCAGGCTCAAAAGAATTCAGTCTGGAGACCCCGGTTGGCAGGGTAGCGCGTGGATTCAGGAGCGGCGATACGCGCGTCAGTGGGCGGCTACGTCGAAGCTCGGCGGCGACCCTGACGGCGTCCCGATTCAGCAGCGCATCATTGTCGAGTACGTCGACCAGCCGATCTACACGGGCGGCGACGACGACGAATGAGCGCCGTAGCCGAGGAGATCCGCGTCCGGCTCCCGGTGCTGCATCGAGGGCAGGTCAAGATCGCGCATCAGGCGAAGCGGTACAACGTACTTGCCTGCGGACGCAGGTTCGGAAAGTCAGTGTTCGGGCTGGAGCGGTTGATTCATCCCGTATTGAAGGGATTCGAGGCGGCGTACTTCTGCCCGACAAACAAGATGCTCCGCAAGACGTGGAAGCAGGCGAAGCGAATCCTTGAGCCCGTCACAAAGTCGCGCAGCGAGCAGGACCATATCATCAATCTCGTCACGGGCGGCACGCTTGAAATGTGGTCGCTTGTCGACCAGGAGACCTCGCGCGGGTCGAGTTATAAGCGCATAGTGGTCGACGAGGCGGCAATGGTGCCGGATTTGCTGTCGCTTTGGAACGCAGTGCTGCGCCCGACGCTCACGGACTACAAAGGGGATGCGTGGTTCCTAAGCACGCCGAAGGGTCTCAACGGATTCCACACGATCTTTGAGCGGGGCGCCGACCCCGAAAAAGAGGCGTGGATGTCGTGGCAGATGCCTACGGCCACGAATCCCTATATCGACCGTGCGGAGATCGACGAGTGTGAGCAGACGACTCCATCTGATCTCTTCAAGCAGGAGTACCTCGCGCAGTTCATCTCGGCCGCAGGCGCGGTGTTTCGCAACCTGGCGTCGTGCCTCGTGCTCGACGAGTCGACGCCGGCCTCTCACGCCGGACACCGGCTCGTGATGGGCGTCGACTGGGCGCAGGCGCACGACTTCACGGTCTTGAGCGTCGGGTGCGCGACGTGTCGGCAGGAGGTCGACCTTGACCGGTTCAACAAGATTGACTACGGCGTGCAGCGGGACCGGCTCTCGACGATGGCAAAGCGTTGGGGCGTGACCGACATCCTCGCGGAGGAGAACTCGATCGGAAAGCCGAACATCGACCAACTCTACAGCGAAGGGCTGCCGGTGCGAGGCTTTCAGACGACGGCGCAGTCGAAGGGCCCGCTCGTGCAATCGATGGCACTGGCGCTCGAGCGCGAGGAGTTCCACTGGCTCGCCGATCCGGTCGCACGCGCCGAGTTGCTCAGTTACGAGGCGAAGATCAACCCGGTGACGAACCGGGTGACGTATTCGGCACCGACCGGGCAGCACGACGACACGGTGATCGCACGGTGCCTGATGCTGCAGGCGGCGATGACGACACCGATAGAGTTCGACTGGTCGTAGGAGGGAGCGATGTACGAAGTCATAGTGCTACTCACTCATGTTGGCACGGGGATGCTGATCGTCTGGCTGATGTACAGCCGCCAGCAACTCAAGGACGCATTGCACAAGGCGGATCTCAGGATGGCGCAGGACCGCATCGAGTTGGTAGCGTCGCACGATGAAACGCTTCGCGTTGCTGACGCGTGCCAGCACGCAACCCACGTGGCAGCGATGAAGGTGATAGACAAGGCGACGAGTCAGGCGCGGAGCCTCGCGGCCGAGTTGAGGGCAATGCGCTAACTCGTGCTACACTCACGCCACGAGATTGACGCCTGCCTGCGACCGGGGACCACGTGAACCTTCGCGAACTACTGACAGGCGGACCGCCGCAAACGCTCGGCCTCGACGCGAAGGGGTTTGCGTACTCGCAACAGGGCGGGAGTTCGAGCGGCGTCTACTACGGGTCGGGCTACCAGCTGCTCAACGAACTGACGCGCCCGTCGTCGCGAGAATACGCGACGGTGCGGGTCGAACTGTCGTCTGCGCTCGCGGTGTGCCTTCGGACGGTCACGAACGCGTACCCGGAAGCGGAGCTCTGCGTCGAGCGCGAGAACAAGGACGGCGAGGACGAACGCGAGCCGACGCATCCGGCACTGATGCTCGTCGAGCGGCCGAACCCGTATTTCTCGGGCGACAAGGTGCTGGCGTTCATCGTGCGCCAGTTGATGACGACGGGCAACGGCTACCTCGTGAAGCGGCGCGGCGCCTACGGCCGGCCGACCGAGTTGTGGCCGGTGCCGTCGACGATGATGCGTCCGGTGTGGCCCGACTCAGGCGAGGTGTTCATCTCGGGCTACGAGATCACAATCGACGGCAAGGGGAGCTTCCTCGAGGAGCGCGACGTCATCCACTTCCGCGACGACATCGACCCCGACCCGCCGAGCTACGGCCGGTGCGGGCTGTCGCCGTTGCCGCCGATCCTGCAAGACCTGTACATCGACACCGCAGCGGCGGATTTCACCGCTGCCATCATGAAAAATATGGGGCTGCCGGGTGCGATCATCAGTCCGAAGCAACTGCCGGACGGGCGCGACGTGTCGATCGGGAAGGAGAGGCGCGACGAGTTCGCGGCAGAGTGGCAGCGGCGATTCACGGGGCAGGGGCGCGGGCGCGTGTTCTTCCCGTCGATCCCGATGGACGTCCACCAACTCGGATTCGACCCCGAGAAGATGTCACTCAAGGAAATCCGCCAGATTTGCGAATCGCGGGTGGCTGGCATAACCCGCGTGCCGGCGATTGTCGCCGGGTTCTCGGTCGGGCTCGAGCAGGGGACGCTGGCAAACTACGGGCAGGCGAAGGAGATGTTCTGGGATAGCTGCATCATCCCGCGCCAGCGCGACATCGCCACGACACTCACGGACCAGTTGCTTCGCGTCGACTACGCAAACTCCGAGCAACTCTACTTCGCGTACGAGCACGACCACATCAAGGCGTTGCAGGAGTCGGAGACGGCCAAGCGACAGCGCGACCGTGACGACTATCTCGCCGGCATCCTGACGCATCATCAGGCGGTGTCGCGCCTCGGCGCCGTGCCGGAGGGTGAGGACTGGATGGTACTGCCGTCGAGTGTGACGGCGTACCCGGTCAACGCGATGCCGATGGCCGAGACGCCCGAGCCTGATCCTGAGCCCGAGCCGCCCGCGAAGGCCGAGCGTAAGGCCGATGACCCCGACCGAGGCTCTGCGCTCGACCGCTCCGAGACGGAGATCGAGGACGAGTCGCAGATCACGGACGAGGACATCGCGGACGCGACGGCGTGGGTCACCGAGAACGTGCCGGCGCTCGCGGAACTGCTCGACGCGGAGACCGTGAAGCGCAAGGCCGACGACTACGAGGTCAAGGCGTACCGGTGGAACCCGCGAACTCGTCGCTACATCGGCGCGAATGGCCGGATGGTGCCGAAGTCAGCCGTTGACGCGGCGATGGACGCGGCGGTCGACGTTGGGCGCGCCGAGATGGCGGGCTATGCGGACGCGCTGATAGCGGGCGACATGAGCCTGCCGGCGTATCAGGTCGCGATGGAGGCGAGCATCAAGCGTATGCACCTGGCTGCCGTCGCGACGACACGCGGCGGATGGGCAAACCTGACGCCGAGTGAGCGGGGGAAGGCGGCGCGGGCGATACAGGAGCAGTACCGATACCTGAACAAGTCATGCCTCGCGTTCGAGAGCGGAGACCGTGAAGTCAACGGCCGGGTCCGTGCGACATCGCAGATGTACGCGTCAAGCGCGCGTGCGGCGTATGGCGAGCTCGACTACGACGCGGCGAAGGATGCGGCCGAGGCGCAGGCCGAGACGCATCAGGAGCGATGGATTCGACACGCGTCTGACTCGTGCTCGGGGTGCATCAATCAGGCGTCGAAGGGATGGGTCGGACTCGGGGAACTGCCGCCGATTGGGAGCCAGCAGTGCCTGACGCAATGTCGTTGCGGGAAGGCGATACGCAAAAAGTCACGGAGGAAGGACGCCGAATGAGCACAGACACGAAGCCCATCAGCGGCACGTACCAGCTTGAGATCGGCGGCGTACTCAGCGATCCGATCCCGTTCGAATACGCAGAGGTGTCGAACCTCAAGGCCCACATCCAGACCCTTCAAGGCCGGCTCGAAGCTCTGGAGCGCACCGTCACGGCGATGCGGGAGCGCGAAGTCAAGGTCCGGCGAGCCGTCGGGCTGAACGGTGGTGCGATGGACGATCTGACGAAATGAGTTGACGCGAAACGGGTCAGACCCCACTATCTAGATCTAGCGTGACGGCGTCTAGCCGACGCCAGATCCGGCGGCGTTTCCATTTCCAGGAACGGTGGTGCGATGGACGATCTGGAGTTCAAGTCGATTGACGCGGCCGAGTTCAAGTTCGACGACGCCGGCAACGGCTCGTTCTCGGGCTACGGATCAGTCTTCGGCAACGTCGACAGTTACCGCGACGTCGTGCTTCGCGGCGCGTACGCCGACACTGTGACCGACTTCCTCAAGTCGGGCTTTGTCGCCGTGGGTCACGATTGGGGGTCAACTCCGGTCGCGTACCCGACCGAGGCGCGCGAGGACGACTACGGGTTCCGCTTCTCGGCGGCGTTCCACTCGACCGACGAAGCGCAGGCCGCGCGTCGTGTGATGCGCGAACGGCTAGACGCCGGCAAGACAGTCGGCCTGTCGATAGGCTATCGGGTCAAGGAATCGAACGACCGCGAAGACGGAGTGCGGGAACTCGTCAAGGTCGACCTCTTCGAAGTGTCGATCGTGACGGTTCCGGCGAACCGCGCGGCGGTCGTGACGGGAGCAAAGAGCGGGTCGCGTGCCGGCCTGCCGTTTGCCGAACATTCCGAGGCGGTGCGTGCGGCCGTCGAGGAGTACGTCGTCCGAGCCAAGGCGATTGCCGGGTTACGGGCGAAGGAAGGCCGGGTGCTGTCGGCCGTGACTCGAGCGCGTATCGCCGAGTCTCGGGAGTCGATCGAGGAAGCGGTATCCGCCCTCGTCGACGTCGACGCTGACCTGGCCGATCTTCTCGCGGCGACCGAGGCGAAGCCGAAGAGCGAACCGGACACGGACACGCTCGCGGCGACGCGGCAGGTATACGCCGAATTTCTGCGCTCGATAAGCGCGTGAGGCACGACACACCATGGCACTGAAGGAACTGAGAGAGGAACTGGCCGCAAAGCGCGACGCGCTGCACGGCATCTTCACGACGTACAACGACGGCACGGGCGGGCTCAAGGAAATGCCGATGGACGTCATCGAAGACGTCCGCCGCCGCAACGAGGAACTCGGCGAGATCGGGTCGAAGCTCCAGAGCGCGGAAGCGATGGAGTCGGCGTTCAAGGCGAACACCGAAGCGCGCGAGGAGTTCCTGAAGGCTCGTGGTCAGGTGCCGTTCTCGGCAGCCGGCGGCGACCCCTCGAAGGAAGAGCAGAAGGAAGAGAAGTTCACGTCGCTCGGCGACATGTTCGTGAAGTCGCCGGAGTTTGGCGACTGGAAGAAGGGCCGCCGGCAGGGCCAGATCGCGCCGCTTGCGCTCGAGCTCAAGACGACGATGACGACGGCGGCTGGCTGGGTCCAGGAGTCGCGCCGGACAGGTCGCGTCGTCGAGACGGCACTGCGCCGCCCGATGGTTCAGGATCTGATGCCGAACACGCAGACGGATCTCGATACCCCCGGCTGGATGGAAGAGACCACGTTCACGAACAACGCGGCACCGGTCGCTGAAGCTGCTGCAAAGCCGGAGTCGGCGCTCGCCTACACGGCGCGCACGCAGCCGGCCGAGGTCATCGCGACGATTCTGCCTGTGACGGAGCAGCAACTCGACGCGGAGGCCCAGATGCGGTCGCTCATCGAGAACCGCATGACGCGGATGCTCGACCTCGCGACCGAGACGCAGATCCTGACCGGCGATGGCGTGACGCCGAACCTGCTCGGGTTCCTCAACAAGCCTGGCATTGCGACGCAGGCACTCGGAGCCGACACGGTGCCGGACGCGATCTACAAGGCGATGGCGAAGGTGCGCGACGTCGCGTTTGCCGAGCCGACGGCCTACGTCACGAACCCGGCCGACTGGACGCCCGTGCGCCTCTTGAAGGACACGACCGGCCAGTACATCTGGGGCAACCCGTCCGTTGCTGGCGTCGAGACGATCTTCGGCCTTCGCGCCGTCATCACGACGGCGATGACCGAGAATACGGGCCTCGTCGGCGACTTCGCGATGTACTCGGAGCTCTTCGAGCGATGGGGCGTCCGAATCGACATCGGATGGATCAACGACAACTTCTCGAAGAACATCCGCACGCTTCGGATCGAGCGGCGCTGTGCGCTGGCGATTTACCGCGCGGCTGCGTTCTGCACGGTGACTGGAATCTAAGCCCGTCATTGAGCCGGCGAGAGTCCGCAACGGGTTCTCGCCGGTACGGGTCCAAAGGAGCAGGTAACACAATGGCAGGCACGATTCTGGAAATCGCAGGCGTACCATCGGCGGGAACGTCGGAGGTGCAGACGCTCACAATCGGCGGGACGCCCACGGGCGGCACGTTTAAGATCTACTTCGAGGGGTTCA